TAATCCAGACGAAGAATTTTGGTTTATCCATGCAGTATCTCCAAATACAGATGAGCAAGACATGCGTTACTTTGCTGTTAAGTCCTACTATGTTGCCGCTGACGCTAAGAAGATAGTGTCCGAGGGGGGGTACCGCAAAATGCCCTATATCGTATCTCGTTATATAACTGAGGGCAATGAGGTATATGGACGCAGCCCTGCAATGGATGTATTGCCAGAGATTAAAACACTCAACAGAGCACGCAGAGCCGTACTTAAACAAACAGAGAAAGCAGTTGACCCAGTTCTATTAGCGACTGACGATGCTGCAATCAATGGCTTATCATTGCAAGCAGGGGCTATTAACTATGGCGGGGTTGATGAGCAAGGCAGACAGTTAGTTGTTCCTTTACAAACTAATGCGCGGATTGATGTTGGTATAGATCAAATCAACCAGATGCGTCAAGCAATCAATGAAGCGTTCCTAGTAACACTATTTCAAGTCTTAGTTCAAGATAGACCGCAACAAACAGCCACAGAGGTAGAGTATAGACAACAAGAAAAAGGCGAGATGTTAGCTCCAACTATGGGACGTCAACAATCTGAGCTATTATCTCCGATGATTGATCGTGAGTTAGATATTCTTTCAATGGCTGGTATATTGCCACCTATGCCACAAGAGCTATTACAGCTTGGAGGTGAGTTTGAAATCACATTCGAAGCCCCACTCAATAAGATTATGCGCAGTAATGAGGCGATTGCTATTCTTAACACGTTACAAACGGCAGCTGGCATGGCTCAATTTGACCCATCTATATTACAGATGTTTGATATTGAAGAAGCTATGCGTATTCTTGCCGATATTCGTGGTGTACCAGCCAAGATTATGCACAGTAAAGAAGAGGTGGCGGCGATGAAACAACAACAGGCACAACAAGCGCAGATGCAGCAATTATTACAAGCTGCCCCAGTGGTAGCTAGTTCCGCTAAAGATATGGCACAAGCTCAGCAATATGCAAGCTCTGCTAGTCCTGCACCCAACATGGGAGTTAGTCAATAATGTGGCAATCAGTAAAAGATAAAGCTGGATTAGTGGTTGAGCGTATATTGCGCCGTAAACTAGCATACATGGATGTATTCACAACTACAGCTGGCAGATTAGTATTAAAAGATTTAAGCAAATTCTGTAATGCATTTACATCAAGCGCTAAAGTAAATAATGCCACGGGTAACATAGATCCGTTGCAAATGGCATATGAAGAGGGCAAACGCTCAGTGCTTAATCGAATTAAGCATTATGTTAATTTAGATGATGAGCAGATTTATAAATACTACAAAGAGCAAGATTAATTAACTTAGAGAGGGTATAAAATGGAAGAAACTAATAACACAGCACAGGTTGAGGCTACTGCGATTGAAACTACTGTAGCACCAATCATTGCACCAGAAACAGCACAGCAGCCTACAGGGCAGTGGTTCGATTCTATCAAAGACGACGGCATGCGTGGCTATGTTGAAGCTAAAGGTTATAAAGGCGTTGAAGATATTATCACACAGCAACAGAATTATGAGAAGTTAATCAGCGCTGAAAAGGCTGGCAATACTTTGATTATGCCTGGTGCTGATGCGACACCTGAGCAACTGTCTGAATTTTACAATAAGCTAGGGCGTCCTGCTAAAGCTGAAGAGTATGGACTTGACAAAATGGAAGGTTCTAATCCTGAATTCTCTGCACAAGTACAAAACTGGATGCATGAGCTAGGATTGAATAAAACTCAAGCCACTGCATTAGCTGAGAAGTACAACGGTTACGCAGCTAGTCAAGTAGCTACTATGCAGCAACACGCTGATGTTGAGCGTCAGAATGCAGAGCAATCACTTAAGCAAGAGTGGGCGCAGAATTATGATCGCAACATTGAGTTATCACGCCGTGCTGCTCGTGCTGCGGGCATTGATGATGCAAAAGCAGGAACATTAGAACGTGCGTTTGCCACTAATCCAGAGTTGGTTGCAATGGGTGGAGTTGGGTTCTTAGCTAAGATGTTCAATACCTTTGGTAGTGGTTTATCTGAGCATAGAATTGAGGGCACAGGCGCAAATGCTAGTCCGTTTGGTTTGTCTCTCGAGGGCGCAAAAGCTGAGTTGCAAGGCATTATGGGCGATGCTAGCAAGCGTGAGAAGTATCTATCTGGTGACGCACAAACTCGTGAAAGAGTATTGACACTTAATCGAGTTATTGCAGGCAGTAAATAATGACTGATCAAGAGCTAAAATTTGAAATCTTAAAACTTATACATAAAGGCGGTGTTGAGCCCAAAGAAAATATCGCTTATGCTGATGCCTATTTCACTTATCTCGCAGAGAAACCACGGGCGCTCAATGAGGACACCTTAAAAAAGCCTGTAACTAAGAAGTGATTTTTTCCTTAAGGAGGTAATATGTCACAATATGATATTAATTTAGCCGTCCAGCAATATACGACTAACGTACAATTGCTGGTACAACAAAAAGGCAGCCGTTTGCGTAACGCAGTGATGGTTGGTCAGCATTTCGGCAAACAAGCCGTTGCTGTTGATCAATATGCAGCTGTTAATGCGTCTAAACGCACTGGTCGCTATCAACCACTAGTACCGTACGATGTTCAGAATGATCGCCGTTGGGTAAGTCCAGTAGATTACGATTGGAATGATCTTGTTGATAATTTCGATAAGTTGCGTTTATTGAATGACCCGATGAGCTCTTACGTGCAATCTGGCGCAAATGCTTTATTGCGTGCAATGGATGATGAGATTATCGCTTCATTCTTTGGTACGGCAAAAACTGGTGAAACTGGTTCTAATAGCACATCATTTTTATCTGGAAATCAAGTTGCGGTTGGGTTCGGCGCTGCTGCTGCTTCAGGCCTTAGCGTAGCTAAACTTATTGAAGCGCGTCGTTTGTTGATGTCGCATGAGGTTGATATTGATGCAGACCCATTGTTCTGTGTTATCTCAGCTAAACAGCACGCTAATTTACTGAATGAAATCCAAGTTGTTAACACTGATTATAATAGCTCAGCCGTGTTAGTAAATGGTAAAGTGGATTCATTCTTGGGTATTAACTTTATCCATTCTGAGCGCTTACCAACTAATACATCAACTTATCGTCGTGTGCCTGTATTCGCTAAATCAGGTATGCACTTAGGTATCTGGAATGACATCATGACCGATATTAGCCAACGTAAAGACTTATCCTCTTTACCATGGCAAGTATTATGTCAAGGTACTTTCGGCGCTACACGTCTGGAAGAAAAGAAAATCATTGAATTGCCTTGTGCAGAATAATAAGGATTAGAAAATGGCTGTTGTAAATACAAAATCAAACGGTATCACTAACGCTGATGCTACTCCAATGGTGCGTAGCGCTCGCGCTTTAGTTGGTGCTCCTTTATTGTCAATGGTGGCTACACTTGCGGTGGCTGCTGGTGATAACGATACTAGCGTATATCGTTTTTGCCGCTTACCAAGTAATGCTGTAATTATGAAAATTGACTTGCTTAATGATGCAATCACTGCTGGGACTGTGTACGATGTGGGTCTATATCAAACGGCTGCAAATGGTGGCGCTGTTGCGTCTGTCAATTGCTTTGCCAATGATGTGGATTTATCTAGTGCGCGTGTTGCTCCATTGGATGTATTGCATCAAGCATTAGACATCAATAAAGCTGAAAAACGCTTATGGGAAGTTCTAGCGTTACCTGTTGATTCTGGTTGTGAATACGATTTGTGTTTAACAGGTGCTACCGTTGGAACTGCTGCTGGTGATATTACTCTTAAAGTATATTACACCGTATAACGTCTCTCTAGCCCTGCGATAGTATCAATGGGCTATTTCAAAGGATTAAATCATGGCAACTCGTCTCTATCGCATAAATAGAGGTGCTAATTACACTACTGTTACACAAGAAGCAGGCAGTGCAACCACAGATGGGATGGAATTAACTATTGATCTTGCTAAATTTACTAGTAAGCATGAAGCATTAATCTGCTTACAAGAGTTAATTACATACATCACACGTGCAAACTGGAAACCCGCTTAAGGATTAAATTATGTCCTCACAGATTGAAATTGCTAACAATGCTTTAACATTACTCGGTGCTGCTCGTATTATCTCACTTGGTGATGATGTAAAAACAGCTCGGTCTATTACGGCAATGTGGAATATAACGCTTGATGCTGAATTACGTGCTCACAATTGGCGCTTTGCTATTGCAAGAGCTGCATTACCTGCATTGGTTGATGTTCCTACATGGGGTTATGATCTACAATATCAGCTACCAAGTGACTTTCTACGGATGGTGCAAGTTGATGAGTATCTAACTAATGTAAATGCTGGATATTATATCAGTGGTGATACGTCACCATTTAGCATTGAGTCAGGGAAGATTTTAACTAACATTGCAGCACCGCTTAAGATTAAATACATTCGGCAGATAACTGATACAACAGAGTTTGATTCTACATTTACTGAGGTTTTTGCGATTAAATTAGCAATTAAGATTTGTGAGGATATAACTAACTCATCTACTCAGCGTCAAATGCTGTGGGATGAATATAAAATAGCTATGAAAATGGCGCTTAAATCTAATGCTATTGAAACAGCACCTAGCGCTAATGCGGATGGTGACTGGATGGTTGCGAGATTGTAATGGCAAAAGTATCACTAAATAAAACCTCATTTAACGCTGGTGAGTTATCTCCTCGTGTAGATGGGCGTGTTGATCTTGCTAAATATGCGTCTGGCTGTAAACAAGTTCAAAACTTTATCCCATTGGTGCAAGGTGCGTTACAACGACGCCCGGGCACTAGGTTTGTTAGCGAAGTCAAAAACTCTTCAAATAAAACATGGTTAGCTAAATTTGAGTTTAATTTTCAGCAATCATTTATCTTAGAATTTGGTGTTAACTATATCCGATTCTATTTTAACCATGCTCAATTAGTCACGGGAACAGTAGCATCTTATGACGGTGGTACGATTTATCACGTTGGGGATTTAGTTGAATACCTTGGCACAAATTATTATTGTATCAATGTGGTTTTGGGGATACTACCTACTAATGCGGCTTATTGGTATCCATTAACTAGTAACATTTACGAAATCCCATCGCCGTACACAGCTACAGAACTGACAACTTCAGAAAATGGCTTTGGTTTATCGATGGTTCAATCTGGTGATGTTATATATATTTGCCATCGGAATATTCCGCCGCAGAAACTAAGCCGTATAAGCAATAATAAATGGACGTTGGCAGCTGTAGAATTTGCACCACCACCTTTTGAGCGTGTCAATGCGGATAATACGATTGTTGTTAAATGGGATGAAGCAGGGCTTGACTTAGAAGCTAGTGCTAGTTTATTTGTTGCGAGCGATGCTAATTCATGGTTCTATGTTGAGCAATCAGCTATTGATGTTAATAAGCCGTGGGTAACAGCGACAGCAGTCGGGGCAACTGAATATAGACGCAATGACGGTAAGAATTATTATACTGTAGCTGGTGGCACTACTGGCTATGTGTCGCCAATTCACACGGTTGGTAGTAAACTAGATGGTGATCCAGGAGTTACATGGGAATACCACGACGATACAACAGCATACTTTAAGTTAGGTGCTTATGTCTCAGCAACGGACATGTTAGCAACGGCTAAAGTAACAGTACCAACTGATATACTAAAAGCTAACAATGGTACTAAACGATGGGCTAAGTCCGCATGGCGCAGTGAAGTTGGGTATCCAACGCATGTAACATTTTTCCGTGAGCGCTTAACTTTTGCACGTGATCAAAAGATATGGTTTAGCTGCGCTGGCGATTATGAAAATTTTGCTAGTAATGAATTTGGCCAGATACTAGCAGATAGTGCAATTAGTATTGAAGTGCAATCTGACACTGCTAGTCAAATAGTTGGTATTACACCAATGGCGCAAGGATTGATGGTTAACACTGGCGATGGTGAAGTGTTTGTTAGTGAAGCAAGTATCGCTGAAGCGTTTGCCCCAACTAATGTTAAGGTTAGCCAACAAGGTGGGTATGGTGCGCGACAAGTTAGACCTGTGCGCGTTGATAATGCAGTGCTATTTGTACAGCGCGCAGGCAAGAAGTTACGCGAGACTAATTACGATTATTCAACCGATAGCTTTATCGCAGCCGATGTAACAATCTTAGCTGACCATATAACTAATGGTGGCATAGTTGATATGGCGTTTCACCGTGAACCGTACAATGTATTGTGGGCTGTTCGTTCGGATGGTGTGTTGCTTGGGTTCACATATAATAAATTGCAAGATGTATCAGGTTGGCATCGGCATATTATTGGCGGTAGTTTTGGCAGTGGTAATTCTGTTGTTGAATCAGTGCAAGTTATACCGCGCTACGATGGTACACGTGATGATCTGTGGCTAATTGTCAAGCGTACAATCAATGGTGCAACCAAGCGCTATATTGAGTACATGGAAAAAGATTACGAGGATGGAGATTTACAAAACACTTGCTATTATGTGGATTGTGGGGCAACGTATAGTGGTTCAGCTACAACAACAATCACTGGCTTAACGTGGCTTGAGGGACAAACTGTACAAGTGTTAGCAGATGGCGCTAATCACCCAGATTGTGTAGTAACTAGTGGTGCTATTACGTTACAGTTAGCTAGTAGTGTTGTGCAAATTGGATTAAGAAATACTCCATTAATGCAGACAATGCGACCTGAGGGCGGTAGTCAAAACGGCACAAGCCAAGGCAAACTAAAGCGCATTAGTATAGTTGTAATTCGATTGTTGAATAGTTTAGGTGTTAAAGCTGGGATTAATTCAGGTAATTATCCATGGCAGTTATTAGATATTAATAACCGTAAACCAATCACACCGATGGATACGCCTAATACGTTGTTTACTGGCGATAGTTCAATCAATATAGATGGTGGGGTTGAATCTGATGCAACAATAAGCGTAACTAGTGATCAGGCTTATCCGATTACATTAATTAGTATTATGCCAGATATTAACACCCATGATAGATAATCTGATATAATAATGTCAACAAACGAGGCTGGCGACACGGTTTTACTTTATTAGCAAATAGCTAACACAACCAAGTGATAAGTAAAATATAACCAAGCGACCGATATACCACTGATGCAAACTTGAGCTAAGGTCTAGAACCAAAGTAAAAGTACCTAACTGAAACTAAATAACTAGAGCAAGTAAATAGGGATGAATAGCAGATATCAGGGGGTTGAGTGAAGTGAGGGAAACGGAGAGTTAGCCACGTTTGTTTTATTAAATGATACTCATCGACATGAATAGGTATCAGATAACAATTGAGTACATTGCTGCAGCTTCACCATTAGCATGGAATCCTGACATATATTCAGCCTCACAAGTAAACCCCAATAATTTAGCAAACCTATGACCTTGTGTAAATTCTGGGCTAACATAACATTCAATTCTGCCAACTCTATTAGCAAGCTCTTTTTTTACCGCTCGTATAATTCTAGTAAAGTATTTACCTGAATCGTGACTTAATAAACACCAACAAACTTGACGATTATTCCATATCTGATAAAATCCACCAATAAATACAGGTATATTATTGTGATTTAATAACGTCCATGCGTCATCAACTAAGCCGCTATAGTCATGGTTATGTATTTCTGCATTTGCTTGATGTTGTTGCAATGCTATTTGTTTGATGTGTTCAGGTAAAAATTTGATTATACGCATTGTAATTTCCTATTAAATTTAAGTAATTATAACATTTATGGTATAATAAAGCTAATTTTAGGAGTCTAATTATGGCTGATCCAATTTCATTATCATTAATAGCAGTCGGCACAGCGATGTCTGGCATAAGTGCTATATCATCTGGTTATTCACAAGCATCAAACTATCAAGCACAGGCTAATGCACAAAACTATAACGCAGCAGTTCAAAAGCAACAAGCACAATTAGCAATGGCTCAGAGTGTAGAACAATCTAACGTGCAACACCGTAAAGCAGCTCAGCAACTAGGTGAGCAGCGAGCTGCAACGGCACAAAGTAATATAGGTTTTGGTGGCACTGGTGGCGACTTACTAGAGCAGTCAGCCAACTATGCAGAACTTGACCGTCAAAACATTTTATACAATGGTTTATTAACTGGCATAGGTCTAAATGCACAGGCAGAACAATCAACTTATGCGGCTAATGTTGCTAGTTCGCAAATAGGATCAAGTATCACTGGCGGCTATATGTCTGGTGCTGGTAGCTTAATCGGTGGAGTTGGTAACTACATGGGAACTAGCCGCAGCATATACAGACAGCAAAGATTAGATAAAATAATGGGGGTAATGTAATGCAAAAAATTCAACCATACGGACAAACGGTAACAGTTAATAATCTTGGTAATGTAGCCGCAGCGCCTAGCGTACAAGTCGGTAACCCAATCGGGCAAGGTCTTGGACAAATCGGGCAAGCAGTTACTCAACTTGGTGGACAAGCTGCACAAGATACAACTAGCGAAATGCAATTAAACCGTGAAGCGTTTAAAATCCAAGAGCAACAAGCGAATGAAGCGGCTAAATTATCAGCTGTAAAATCTACTAGTGATTTAGAGTTGCAGTTTATGCAAAGTATGCCTGAGCGGATGAACTCAGCACAGGGAGCAGCAACAGGATTTACTAAGCAGTTACTCTCAGATTACGAGACGCAATTTCAGCAAATCAAGGAAACTAATAATAATCCAGAAGCTCAAAAGTTCTTAGAATATCAATATCTGCAACAGCGTGAATCATTAGCACGCCAAGGAGTTGCATTCGAGCAACAGCGCTTTGTTGGGTATAAAGTTGACCAGCTATCAGGCACAATTGATAATAGCGCCAACGTGCTATTAATTGACCCAAATAGATATATTGCTGAAAAAGCCAAGACCTACGCAACCATTCAAGCCAGCGGATTAGACGAACCAACCCAGCGCAAACTAAAAGAACAAGCAGATACACAATATCGTAACTCAGCTGCTAATAGCATGTTAGATAATAATCCAGTAGCTTTTGCAAATATGATTAATCCTACTATTGGCAAATTACCAGAGGGTAGCATTCAATCAAAAGTGGCAACTATTGCACAGCAAGGCGGTATTTCAGCACTGTATGCACTATCGGTAACTGGCATAGAATCAGGGTTTAATACTAAATCAAAGAGCAAAACATCATCAGCTAGTGGATTAGTACAGATGACTAAATCAACTCGTGAGCAATTAGGCTTACCAGATAATGCAACCCCTGAACAACAAATACAGGCATTCACCCAATTAACTAATAACAACAAGTTACAATTACAAAGTAACCTTGGTCGTGAACCAAGTGACCAAGAACTGTATTTAGCTCATCATTTCGGTGCAAGTGGGGCAACCAACCTGCTTAATGCTAATCCAGATACTAAAATTAGTGATGTTGTTAGTAAAGAGGTAATGGCAGCCAATAGTTATTTAAAGGGTAAAACAGTTGGTCAAGTTATTGACACTAATTATAAAAAGTTTACTAGCGAATCTAAAAAGTATCTGGATAAAGAACAGCAAGCAATTGGCGCACACCCAGTTATTGAAGATATGACAGCACAAGAGCGCATACAGTGGAATAGCAAAGCACAGCAAGTTATTCAGTCTAGACAAACGCAGATGTTTAATCAGTATGATAGTATGGCAAAAGATCAGATAGCAATGGCGCAGGATGGCAAAGTACCACAGCAATTAATGCAACCAGAGCAGTTTAAATCACCTACTGAATACACTACTTATCTTAAAACTATGAAGATGGGCGCAGATATTCATGCGGTTAACAACATGACACCAACACAAGAAGCGCAACTGGTTAATACCTACACACCACGTCAAGAGATTGGCTATGCTGGCGATGCACAACGTCAACAAGAATTAGTAAAAGCAATTCAAGCCAAACGGTCAGCAATTCAAAAAGACCCAGTGGCATGGGCTGCTAACAATGATAGTGAGGTGCAAAAATATGCTAGTGTATTACAGACCGCAAACACTCCAGAGAACTTACTTAAATATGATCAAGCATTAATTGCAGCGCAGCAAAAACAAGGTGTGCAGTATCCGCAATTACTTAGACAAGATCAAGAAAATAGCATTATTACTAAACTACAGAACTCAAAAGGGATGGCTAAAGTTGACGCAGTTAAGCAATTAGCAGATCAATACGGTAAAGATTTTTCGCTAGTGGCTGGTCAACTACAAAAGAATAAAGCATTACCATCTGGTCTAACTAGTATCATGAGCGCGCCTACACAATATGCTAGAGAGCAAGCAGCTATTATGTCAGACGTTGACATTAAACAACTGAGAGATAGTTTGCCAGATAAAAATGCAAAAGATATTGACACACAAGTTGCTAAACAAATGACAGATTTTTATGCGTCATTCCCAGCTGCTCAATTAAGTAGCACTACAATTGGAGATTTACGAGATACTATCACAAAGATAGCATATAGCAATGTTCGCAATGGCGTAAGTGTTAAGCAAGCGACACAAAATGCGGTAGATATGTTTGTTGGTAAAGATAAATATAATTTCATTCAAAATAATAACGATGTAACTGTGCGTGTACCAAAATCAATGGATGCAAATTTAGTGCAAAATGGAATGCAAGACGTTATTAAAAACTTATCAATTGATAATGTCGGGATTGGAAATGCAAAAACATTAATCGACCCATGGAATATGAACCCTACAGAACAAGGATATTTAAATCAAATCAAAAGCAACGCTTATTGGGTAACTAATGGCAATGAAACAGGCGCTAATCTATTTTTCAAAGGTCATGATAATAGAGAATACCCCGTTTTAGATAAGTCTGGCAAGATAGTTACCAAGTCATTTAATGATTTAATAACTCAATCTAATCAACATCAAGTAGCTGAATTACAATCTAAAGCCAAAGCCATTAAGCAAAATATGGATTACATGCAAGGAGTTATGCGCTAATGGACAATCTTAATCTACCAATTACATACACAACGCCCGATAATTTGCCAACAGTTGCGGCACCCGAAACCGAAGTACAACAGCCTAGCTTTATGGAATCAATGCGTGCTACAGCATATGGCGCTATTCTTGAGGGTACAACTGGCACAGTCAGTGATTTTATTGAGACTAGAATCACGCAACCGTATATCACTGATAGCGACAGACCTAAACTATCTCAGGATAAAGTTAATCTATTATGGGCTGGAGCTGGCATTGTTGACCAACCACCAACAGCTGATAAATATAACGATGTAAGTATTTATTATTTGCTAGATAAGGCTAAACGTCGTACTGCAATGAATCAGATTAATGAAGCTACTGAGTATGGTGCTGGAACGGCTGCGCGTGGAGTTGCTACGCTTGGATTATCCATGTTAGACCCATTAAATGTTGCGGCTGGGTTATTCCCTGTTTCAGCCATGGCGCGAGGCATCGGATTGGCTAAAGTAGCTGCGAGCATGGAAGCTTTGCAAGTCGCTGGAAGTAGTAGCGCAACAGTCCTTGGGCGTGTAGGCGCGCGTGCTGCATATGGCGCTATTGAGGGCTTAGCTGGTAACTTACCACTTGAAGCAATAACCGCGCCAATGCGTAACGAAATGGGCGAAGATTATACAGCGGCACAATCACTTGCTAATCTTGCTTTAGGTTCTGCGGTGGGTGGCGGTATTCATGTAGTTATAGGTGGATTAAAACCTAGAGTTGATATTGCTGATCGTGTTGAAGCGCCTATTATAGAGCAACCTAAAGTAGCTGAACCAACAGATATTAAACAATTCACGACGGCTAAACAAGGCGCCGATACTCAGGTTAAATTTGGCGATACTTACGAGCCAGCGCAATATGTTGTAATTGATGCCAGCGAACTAGATGCAACAATGAAAAAATCAGCGAATCAATTTAGAGATAGAACAGGCGCAGCAAGTCAAGCACAAATTACTGAAATAGCCAACAAATTAGACCCTAACTTACTGATGGATAGCCCTACAGCTGACAGCGGCGCGCCTACAATGGCAGCTAATGGAGCAGTTATTGCAGGTAATGGACGAATGGCAGCTATTAAATTAGCTTATGAGACTAAAAAAGGCGATGGATATAAGCAAGCAATAACACAACAAGCACAGCAACTAGGTATTACTGATGATATTAGCGGAATGAAACAGCCTATTTTAGTGCGAAAGTTGACAAGTGACAAGGTGGATGTTGAGCGTTTGGCTGTTATATCTAATGAGACAGGTGCTATGCGCATGTCAGCGTTAGAACAATCTAAAGTGGATAGTGATAGAATTGGAACGCTTGACAATATAGCAACGTACGACACGGGCGAAATTAATTACAATGCTAGTTTAGAAAACATTAAAGCGTGGGTTGGTCAGTATCCGAAAGAGATGAGAGCAGCATTATTAGCTAAAGATGGAACTTTATCACTAGAGGGGCAGCAACGTTATAAAAATGCAATATTGCATAAAGCATATGGTGATACTCCGCTGCTTGCTAAGATGATTGAATCAACAGACAACGATATTAAGACTGTGATAAATGCTGCAGTTAAGTTGGCGCCTAGAGTTGCTATTATTAAAGATAAGATGCAAGCTGGTGCATTACATAATCTAAATATTGATGATGATCTACAAGCTGCAATAACTAAATATAGCGAGATTAAGAGCGCAGGCAGGACGGTTGATAATTATGTACAGCAGCAATCAATGCTAGATGATGAATTATCGCCAAGCGCTATTCAGTTATTATTATTCATTGACAAAAATAAGCGTAGTAGCAGGGCGATAGCGGATGGGATTAATAACTTCTATGACAATTTAGAAAATGCAGGAAACCCAAAGCAGCAAACAATGTTTGGTGATGTTGTGCCAAGTCGCGAGCAGTTATTAGTGAAGTCTTTAGATGTGACATATAGCGCAGCAGAGTTAACAGAGATAGTAACACCACAGACACGTGAGAATGCGGTCACAATGTCAGTTACTCAACTCGAAGATAATTACAGCCCGACGGTAGATACTATCATTAATAGTGATCCTACGATTGGTAAAGCTAATTTTGCAGATGTAAAAACAGAAGTAAAGAACTCTTTAAACTTAGAAAATAGTTATGTTACTCGCGATATTCCAGAGCTTAAACCAATTGAAAAGCCGTTGCTATTTGATGGTGAAGTTGATTATGCTACACACAATATTGAATTACAAGCCAAGATTAAAGAAATTGAAGAATTGCAGAATCTTGGATTGTACAGTAGGGGGCAAGATAAGCAAGCCATCCGTGATAGAATTAATGAAATTCAAATGGAGCTACAACCTAGAAAAAAAGAATTTAATGAAAAATATAAAAACGCAAATTTTAGAGAGTTTACTGATGAACAATTAAATAATTATGATAATGAACGTAGAAGTTTAAACCATCCTGAACTTCAAGAATTGACAAACAAATTATTATTTGACACTCCAAACGTAAAACCCAAATTAACAGAGTTTAATAATTTTCTCAATAAGCTAGAATCTGAATTTAAAAATATTTTAGGTGATAAATATGATATTTATTATGATAAAAGCAATCAAAGTGTATCAACATATTTTCAAATTATAGATAAAGATAGTGGCGAAAATTATGTGCTTAAAATGTCAGATCATTTTAAGCGCGGTTTAGGACACTGGAATATTGATATTAAACCAATTCTAAATAGTTTTGGGGGTATAAAATCTAAACAGGCGACAACAAAATATATTAAAGCTCTTGCCGCTGAGTTTGCTAAAAACATAGAAACAAAGGGAAAATATTATGGTCCCGATACACACTCATTTAGTGATTTTGAAGCAAAAATGACAGGATTATTTATTGACCCGTTGGGGTTTAAATATTCACTCGGTGATAATACAGGTATTAAATCAACTGAATTAGTATCTCAGCTATATAATGACTTCGGCGATGATGCAGGTAGGTTACTAGAAACAGGTAAAATTAAGATTGTAGAATCGGTTAAAGATTTACCGGGCACACACCCTAATAACGTACAAGCCATGTATAAAGATGGACAAGTGTATTTAGTTGCCAAAAATATCGATCCAATGAAAGTTAAAGGCGTAATGCTTCATGAGGTCGGCGTACATGCAAATATGCGCGATATGCTTGGAACTGAGGGATTTGATAACTTAATTAATCAAATGAATCGCCATCTTGATATTGACAATCCAAATTTGGCGACAGTTATCGATGCGGCAATCCCTGATGATACACCATTACAGTTTAGAAGTGAGGAGCGGTTAGCTTATCTAGTTGAAAATATTCCCGAGTATGGCTTTGTTAAGTCGTTAATCTCAAAAGTAAAAGCATGGATTTATAAAACATTCCCAAGTTTACAGCAAAAATTAAACTTGTCAGATAGTGATATCAATGAGTTGGCATTATCTAGCTT